TGTTATTATTTTTTTTCCTTTCTATATACTCTTTATATGATTCATCACGATCTGTTCTATCATCACCAGCATTTGTTCCGGTATACGGGATGAAATTATAATTGGTATAAGTATAACGACGAGAGGGTCTTGGTTCGATATTCATATATAATATATAAAAACATAAAAAGATAAAAATATGATTGTAAACAAAGAATAATGAACAAAGAAGACGAAATAAATAAATTACACGCTGTTATTTATAAACAATTGGATTTTTTCTTGGAAAAGAATTGCGTCCCACATATTATATTCCACGGGGTCAATGGTTCTGGAAAAAAAACAATTGTTCATCGATTTATTCAAAACATTTACAAAAAAGACAAACAAAAAATCAAACAAAATGTAATGTTTGTCAATTGCGCACAAGCAAAAGGAATTAAATTTATCCGCGAAGAACTCAAATTTTTTGCGAAAACAAATATTCATATTATCTCAGACTCAACGGACAATAACAATCACGGTGTTCTCTTTAAAACAATCATTTTAATGAATGCCGATTATTTAACCATAGATGCTCAATCCGCTCTGCGAAGATGTATTGAAATATTTAGTTATAATACCCGTTTTTTCATCATTGTCGAAAATAAAAATAAATTATTATATCCCATTTTATCCCGTTTTTGTGAATTTTACGTCCCCGAATACATTGACCCACTTACTAAAAAACCGGTTAATTTGCATAATTATCATTTGCAACAAAATACAAATATAAATTATTATCAAACAATTAAAAAAAAAGAACTAGACGAACATTTACATGAATTTTTAAAATGGTTGTTTGTTTCTAAAACATCCGTCCCTTGTGAAAAATACAAAACAATTCAACAATATTTTGCGGATTTAGTTGAAAGTCTCTATTCAAACGGTTTTTCTGCTCTTGATGTCATTGATTTTGTCGAAAATTGTCAAAAATGGTCAAAAGAACAACGGTTGCAAATCGCAATGTCTTTTTATAAAATCAAGTCTGAATATAGAAACGAAAAATTATTGATGTTCTATATTTTTCAACAAATCAATACTATTTCAAGTTCTACTCTCTCACCACCACTTCCTTGCGGTGGGGTAATATAATGATATTTATTTTACCCCGTTGTGATTTCATACAAAATTATTATATTTTATATGAAAATAAACGAGAGAACGTCGTCAAAGTGGCATTGAAACCGAATGACTAATAAACCCGTTTGGGTTCAAACTGTGATAAAAAAATCAAAATAACTAAATATATGAATTTTACAGAAACATCCGCAAACAAAACGGTGAAATCAATCGATTGCATTTTTTTAAAAAAACCTCATTATTTTGATTTGGACAGCCTTTCGAATGATCTACAATTAGGTTGCATGGAAGACTTGGAAGTTGGTTATAATCCATTTCATATTCGACAACTTCAAAATTATTATCCTATTTATGATTATTTATTTCCCGAAAAAGTAAAAGAGAACAATTGTGAAAACTTATTTTTGAATCATTCCAATATTTTTCATTCAATGAATACAATCATCTCTTTAGACGAAGTGAGACAAAATGATATTGTTGAAAACAATTATCAAGAAAAAAAGGTGTTCTTGAAATTTGCACCACTGTTAGATCCGATACGATATATGATTGGAAAGTATGACTACATTCAAAATTATATTTCACATGAGGGAGAGACTCGAAATGTAAATTCTATTTTACCATTGTTTTCATTATCTCTTGATAAAAAGAGCACCGGGACATTAATTGAAGAAACAGAACAAACAGAAACAGAACAAACAAAAACAGAACAAACAAAAACAGAAGAAATAGAAAATAAAATTAATTCACCACATAATTCTTGTTATGTAGATGGTTTTTTTAGTTATTTAAGTTCTCATTTATATAATGAATATAAATTTATCAACGGAATTGATTTTTATGGTTCTCATTTAGGAATACAAAAATTGTACAAAATAAATGTGGTTGACGATATTGAATATATGGAATCATCCAAATATTTTCAAAAACAAATAAACAATTTATTTTTTATTGAACCCAAAATAATAAAAAAACAAAATGAACATGATTCTTCTCATTCTTCTTCTTTGGATTCACGGAATCAAAAATCACGAATTAAAATTGATATGAATGAAAAAAATGTTTCATTAGATAATGTTTTAGGAGATATTATGGAATTAATTGAAAATGATAATGTAGAATTAAAGGACATTTATTTGCATGTAGATAAGGAAGATTTAAATGGTGATGAATTAATTTATGAAAATAAAGTGGATGTAAATAGTTTAGATGAAAATACGCTAGATGAAAATACGCTAGATGAAAATACTTTAGATGTAAATACTTTAGATGTAAATACTTTAGATGTAAATACTTTAGATGTAAATACTTTAGATGAAAATACTTTAGATGAAAATACGCTAGATGAAAATACTTTAGATGAACTAATTGAAATAAAAGACACATACAATAAAATGGAAGAAAATAAATTTATTTCATTAAACATGAAAGATTATGATAAAAGTGATGATTCGTGTGATTCTATTGACTCGGATGACACAGAAGAAATCGAAGAAATCGAAACAAATGATAAAAAACCCACATATAATGGTGGGACTAAATTAACAAAAAAACACGAAAATAATAAAGAAATTCATGTAAATAATCAAACAGAGGGTCATGAAGACGAAGATGACGAAGAAGACGATGACGAAGAAGACGATGACGAAGAAGACGATGACGAAGAAGACGATGACGAAGAATACGATGACGAAGAAGACGATGACGAAGAAGACGATGACGAAGAAGACGATGACGAAGAAGACGAAAAACCAGTGTTTGCTTATATCAAGAACTTTCCAGTACAAATGATTTGTTTAGAAAAATGCGAAGGAACATTAGATGAATTATTATTGCAAGAACAATTGAATGAACAAGAAAGTATCAGCGCAATGTTTCAAATAGTAATCACATTAGCGGTTTATCAAAAAACATTTCATTTCACACACAATGATTTGCATACAAATAACATTGTTTATATTCGAACCAAACAACCATTTTTATTTTATAAATTCTCTTCAAAAATATATAAAGTCCCTACCTATGGATATATTTTCAAAATTATTGATTTTGGAAGAAGTATATACACAATAAACGGCAAGGTTCTTTGCAGCGATTCATTTTCATTAAAAGGAGATGCAGAAACCCAATATAATTGTGAACCCTTTTATAATCCAAATAAAAATAGAGTTGAACCAAACGACAGTTTTGATTTATGTCGTTTAGGATGTTCTATTTATGATTTTTTATTCGACAATGATGAAAAAATAAATCCTAAAAAACTAACCGATTTTGAAAAGATTATTTATGAATGGTGTTTAGATGACAAAAAACAAAACATTCTTTATAAAAAGAACGGTGATGAACGTTATTTACATTTCAAACTGTATAAAATGATTGCACGAAATGTACATAATTGTGTGCCATCACAACAACTTGAGAAGGTGGTGTTTAATCAATTTTTATTTAATGGTAATTTAAAGAAAACGCAAAAGAATTTATTGATAAATTTAGATTCAATTCCGGTCATGGTATGAGTTGTGTTTTTTACATAAAAGAATGTTTTGTTATAAATTTCATACAAAATAAAATTGTTTTGTATGAAATATGGGTTTGGGATAATAGACATTAAAAATTAGGAGAATCTGTGAAAACCTCCGCTTTTTCGGGTAGAACATTTTTATTGGAAGTAACTACATTAAAAAAATCAGAAATGTTCTTTTCAAATGCAAAATATACATAGCTGGATACAATAGTAGATAAATAAACAATGATTCCATCTCGTACATATTCTTTAATACCCTTAAATTCAATATCTTTTTGAACAAATCGTATTTCTATAAATTTAATTATTGCAAAAAAAAAAACTACTAAAGTAGATATAATAAACACATTTTGCATCTTTTGTTAAAATATATATAATTAAATAAATATAAATGCAATAATTGACGCATCTGTATTGCCACGTTGGTATTTATTTTTTATGAAAATAAACGAGATTTTATAGATTTTATAGATTTTATAGATTTTATAGATTTTATAGATTTTATAGATTTTATTACGATAATTCTTCAAATTCAAACATAGGTGGTTCTTGAATGGAAACAGAATTTGCGGCGATTTCACCGTCTAATGTTTCGATATCATTTAATAACAATTGATTCGAATCATCATTTTCAAATATAGTTAATCTTCCATAATTATCATCATCATCATTATCTTTGTTTTTCAAATACTTTTCCATGGTGGTTCTTTCTAAGTCATCGATTGATTTTGAAACCTTGATATCATGCACTTCATTGTTTTCATCCAAAATAGAATCTATTTCATTAAATGTGAGTTTTGTAGTTATTGGTTCATCATTTATATTTTTTATGGAAGGCACAATTTCTGGAGGTTTATCTTCTTCTGGAATTTTTGCATTAACGGGCGCTGTTCTTTGTTTTTTAATAAGATCTGGTGTTGACAAATCTTCTATGATGACTTCTTCTTCTACTTCAACAGATGAATCTAAATATGCACGAATAATTTCACTTGTAGGAATGCTTTCTTGAATGGTTTTTAAAATAGATTCTTGAATGATGCGTTCTAATTCACGATTATTTTTTTGTATTTCCAATGGGGAAATATTCTTTTCAAACAAATAAACATTCGAATATATTTTACGGGCGGCGGCAATATAAATTTTGTGAATAAAAATGTCGATTTTGGGGATAGTTATATCGATTTTTTTTTGTTTATTTCCTACACGAATACTTGTGAGAACTTTTAGTTGAATAATATGAACACATGTAATTAAATCTTCTAAATAATTACATCCGCTACGTTCAATAATTCTTTGTCGTTCTTCTTCAATGATAACGGCGTTCCATTTAGGAATTCTGCACAATAAATTTTGAAATGTCATTAAATATTTGTTTATTTCACCGTTTTCATTGCATAATTTCCACGATTCTGTGAAAATGGATTGTATTCCTTCAACGACTAAAGGTGTAAATATGTTAAGAAGGCGACAACACCATTCATTGCGGCTTTCATACAAATTCGTTAAAACAAAATCATCCATTTACCTATAAAAATGTGTATATCTATAGAAAATAATTGAATCTTTTTTATTCAACGCATCGTTTTTATTCAATGCAACTTTTGTGTGTTGACATCAACATTTGAGAAGATGTTTTATTATAAAAGATCTGGTTATTTGACCGGTAAAAGAAATCAATTACCGTATTTGTTTTTTTTTACATTGATCACTTGTCCGGATGTTCTTTTTTTGCTTTTATTAGGATCATACGCCTCATCTTCATCATCCGACCCCATGTTTTTCGATATTTCCCAAAATTCTTTTGATCCTAATTTAAAATCGGGCTTATTTTCTGCTTTGTACCAAAATACCTGTTCTGTGAGTTTATTCGACTTGGAATTGTTGTTTATCACCAAACATTCATAGTTTTCTGTAGTTTGGTCCATAACAGAACAAAACGATTCTAATGTTGGAAACACAGACGCATAGTTTTCCCAAATTCGTTTGCGATTTGATAAATAGGGTTCTCTCAAAATAAAAACATAATCAATATTTGTTCTTAAGTTAGGAGGTATTCCTAATGCGTACTGCATGGTTATGCATAAAAGAACTTTCCAGTGTCGTCCATTCATAAAAAGCAATCGCATCATTTTATCGCGTGTCCATGATTGGTCAAACAAACAATCATCTAAAATAACAAACGCACGCGGGTCAATAGTCGTTTTTTTATACATTTCAATTTCCTTATTCATTTGTTTTAATGCGGCTTTTTGACGTCGTAAAATGTTCTCAATGAGAACCGTATTATATTCATCGTGAATAAATAATTTAGGGACATGATTTGCATAAAAGCCATTTCCTGATTCTGTTCCAGAAATGACTGTTCCTATAGGTATATCTTGATGATGATACAACAAATCTTTTACTAAAAACGATTTTCCTGTATCACGCCGTCCTATCATAACTATAACGGGTCCCTTATTTTCATCGGCTTTAAATGTGATTGTTCTCATATCAAATTTTTTTAATTCCAATGTCATAAGCGTATTATATATTATATTGATTTTTCTTTTTATAAAAAAACATACGCATATATTGTCTGTCCTCCCATTTAGTTTCATACAAAATACATATGATTGTCTCTCCACATTTTCAATAGAGAATTGAAATTAAACAGTAGGATAAAAAGCCCAATTCAAATAATTGCAAATTTGTTTCCAAATTAAATCGGATTCTATTTGTTTGACTCGATCTTTTAATAATGGAATATACGGCAAATATTGCGTTTGTCCTAATAATACACACAATTGATAAAGTGTATACGTATAATTAAAAAAATTGGTTCTATTAGCAGGACAAAATTGCGCCCATGGTTTCTGTATTTCAATAAAGAGAACACATAATGTTTCATGCAATTCCTCTGTCATAATCGGCGGTTTTATTCCAAAAATAGAATTTATATATTGAATATGTTCAAAATATTTATTTAAATCCAATTTTCGCAAAATTTCACGCATTTTATCATATGTTATTTCCTTCATATCATAAATGCGTTCTTTTTTAATCCGTTTCCGGATTGCATCAATCACTTCTTCCGGTATTTGAGTTGTTTCCTTTGCTTGGAATTGAGAGAGAATTTCTTTAAAATGATTTAAACGTATATATGCAGTATAAGAGACTTCTACCGGCGGTTCTTTATTCGATGGTTTGCAACTGTCTACAATATATGGTATAAATTTTCCGCATTTGTTATTGTTGCAAATCAAAATACCCTCTTCGTCTTGTGGAATCATTTCACCTTCACGACAAGAATAACAGATATCCGCCGATAGAACATAATCTTGAATATTAAATATTTCATTTTTCACATTTTTCCAATATTTATGATACAAATTGCGAGTATTTTTATATCGATCATCAACGAGTGATGTTTTTGGTTCAATAAACTCTATTATATTATTAGAACTATCTTGGGTTTTAATATTGAAAAATGATTTGATTTTATCTCCGTTTTCATTCGAAGAATTATTTGATGATGTGTTTGATGATTTTCCAGATGAAATATTTTTCATTTCTTCAAAATATTGAAATATATATTTTGAATTATTCAAATAATAATTTTTCTTTTCCCGTTTTAATTGTTTTATTTTTTCATTTATTATTTGAATAGAGTCTTGAATTTGAAATATTTTTTCACGATCTATTTTTTCGAAATTGGATTCTGTTTCTTTTTTTTCTAAAATAACAGAACCGGGTAGTTCAACATTGGATTTACAATATTTACTTTGTTCGTCATATATGGTGTCGTGATTGGTTGATGTTTCGTTGCTATTTAACGGTCTTTTTATTTTTCGTTTGGATTTATTTTGAAATCGATCTTTACATACGAGTTCCAGCCTTTTTTTTATAAGTAAATTTTTTTCTTCCATTAATTTGGGTATTTCATATGTTTCTATTCGACAAAACCGCTTTATCATTTCAGTGTGTTTTTCATCAATTGATATTGTTTGTTTCATATGTTTATTTATTACTACATGCAGAGTGTTTTATATTTTTATTATAAAAGATAACATCTGGGCAAATGTCTTATTTATTTGCGTTTAAAATATAAAAAATATCATTATAAATCCATGAATTATACGAAAGAGTCTTTATTTAGCAATATTTTTGAATTTATTTTCTTTTTGTATTATATAATTAAAAAAAATGGCTGGTGGATTAATGCAACTTGTAGCTTATGGTGCCCAAGACGTATTTTTAACTGGAACTCCAGAGATCACTTTCTGGAAGGTTTCTTATCGCAGATACACTAATTTTGCAATGGAAAGTATTGAACAGACATTTTCTGGACAAGCAGATTTTGGACGTCGTGTAACATGCACTATTAGCAGAAATGGTGATTTGGCTTATAAGACTTATTTGCAAGTTACCCTTCCTGAAATTAATCAGTCAATGAACGGTTCAACTGATAAAGCGGTGGGTAATCAATTCAAAGGTGTTTATGCACGTTGGTTGGATTTCCCAGGTGAGCAATTGATTGCACAGATTGAAATTGAGATTGGTGGGCAAAGAATTGATCGTCAATATGGTGATTGGATGCACATCTGGAATCAGTTGACAATGTCTTCTGAACAATATGCCGGATACAGTAAAATGATTGGTCATACCACTCAATTGACCTATATTACAGATCCAACCTTTGCTGATATAGCTGGACCATGTGCCGCATCGGGTGGGCCTTCACAAGTGTGTGCACCAAGAAAAGCTCTTCCAGAAACGACTCTTTATATCCCACTCCTTTTCTGGTGTTGCAAAAACCCTGGTCTTGCACTTCCTCTCATCGCATTACAATATCACGAAGTCAAATACAATATTGATTTCCGTCCTATCGGTGAGTGTCTTTGGGCTGTAAATAATCTTTATGATACCAGCAGCACATCAAATCAAGTTGTTGCAGCATACCAACAATCGATTGTTGCGGCTTCTCTTTATGTAGATTATATTTTCTTGGACACGGACGAACGTCGTAAAATGGCACAAAATCCCCATGAATATCTTATCGAACAACTACAATTCACAGGCGACGAGTCGGTAGGAAGTTCAAGCAACAAAATTAAACTTAACTTCAATCACCCTGTCAAGGAACTTATTTGGGTTGTTCAACCTGATGCAAATGTGGATTATTGCGCTTCTCTAATTCCAAGTTCAACCCTTTATAAAACTCTTGGTGCTCAACCGTTTAACTACACTGATGCAATTGATGCTCTCCCATCAGCAATTCATGCATATGGTGGTCCTCAAGAAACGTCCGGTTCAAATGCATTCATTTATAATACTGGATCCAATGCCGGTCTATTTCAGATGCCTGGTGCATTGGATGCCGATTATAGAGGAACTGCTACTGCTATTCCTACTAATAGTATTTGGACTGCATCCGGAACATCACATGTCGAAACACCCTTTGCCGCACAAGATAATGTATATTCAGGTTCCACTGTAAGTGATGCAGGAACATTTGTTCTTGCTGAAACCGCATTGAATATGCACTGTTGGGGTGAGAACCCATGTGTTACCGCCAAGTTGCAGCTAAATGGACAGGATCGTTTCTCTGAACGTGAAGGTTCTTATTTTGATGTTGTTCAACCTTTCCAACACCATACCCGCAACCCCGATACCGGAATTAACGTGTATAGTTTTGCATTGAGACCTGAGGAACATCAACCAAGCGGCACTTGCAACTTCTCGCGAATTGATAATGCCGTTCTTCAATTAATTCTTTCAAATTCTGCCATTTCGGGAACCAATACCGCAAAAGTACGTGTTTATGCAGTCAATTATAATGTCCTGCGCGTCATGAGTGGCATGGCCGGTGTTGCTTATAGTAACTGAATGAACAGTATGGCTGGTGTCGCCTACGTTTTCATACAAACGCAATATTTTCATACAAAAAAACAATATTTTGTATGAAAAAACAAATCGTCTCTATTATACGAATGTAAAAAATAAAAAAATGATTTTATATTATTATTGCAAAATAAACTATTATATGACAAACGCGATGTTTTCTAAATAAATTTCATATACCAATCACACATCCGAAGAATTTATATATTCCATTAGCATTTTATATTTTTCTTCTGTAGATACTTTTACAGAACGGGTTGTCATCCAATCATTCTTATTATTTTGTTTTTGTTTTGGGTGTAATCGTCCACAACAAAAACCATCCCCCCTTATATCTTTTGCAGGAACATAATAACAATAATTTGGTATATCTTCCGCTTTAATACTACAACCTTCCGGAATATTTGTTCCTTTAGAATAAACTCTTTTTTTTGGTATATATGGTTCAATCACCGGTGGGGCTGGTTTTTCTTTTGGAGGTTGTTGTTTCGTAATGATAATTTTTTCTTTTTCAATATGATGTTTTTCTCTTTTCATGATTCGGTACTTACATATATCTATATCTGGAATTTCAATCGTATTTTCTAGAGTGTATTGCGATACACGTTTACATGTCTCTATAAAATCATCAAATGAAAATGAACCTTTCATAAAATTACACTCGCTACAACAACTAACACAATTTTCTAAATTATAACCAACATTATTATCAAATCGATCAATACCATTATGATGTTCTTCGCTTGGTTCTTTGCCACAATAATAACAAAAATATGTTTTTAATGTGTCAAAATCTTCTTTAGTAAGATTAAATTCATATTCTTTTTTTATTGAACGTATAAAATATTCTCTATAACTGGAAGAATTTGAATTCGGCCATATATCGGGTCGTAAAATTCCAAAACCATTGAAACGAAATGATATATGTTGACATCTTTGTATAAATGATATTGGATCAAGTGAACCCTTTATAAAATTACAATTTTTACAACAAGATACAGTATTTGATTTTTCATAAGACCCTGTATTATTCATACGGTCAATACCGTTGAGCGTTTTATCACTGTAAAAACCACAATAATGACATTTAGAAGTCATCATTTTATAACATATTTCGTCGGTTAAATCTTCTTTCCAATAGATGCCTTTTTCTTGTGCTTGTTGTTTTATACCACCAAATCTTTTTACAAAATTTTGAGTGCCCCATTCTTTCAAATGTTCTTTATTTTTTTCTCTCCATTTTTTTGCAATTTCTGCGTTGTGTTTCAAAAACTCTTCTTCATTTTCTTCTCTTTTTCTTTCTCTGTATTTTTGATAATTTTTTGCTTTTTTACAATACTCTTTTCGTTTTTCAATAATATCAGGTCGTTGTTTTTGTATTTCATCTCTTTCACGGCACTTTAGACATATTTTTACCGGATTGTCTGTTTTACCAATGAAATGATCAATATTTCTTGATACTTTACATTTAGTACATTTTTGCATGTTCTCTGCCGTTTGGTCGTTCGATGATTTGTTAGAATTCATAATCATCATGTATGCTTTTTATAATTGCACCTTTTACAAATCAATTTTATACAAAAAAATAAAAAAATTATTATTTTTATTCATTACAAGAAAATACAAGATACAACAAACACAACCCAAAAACACAACCCAAAAACACAACCCAAAAACACAACAGACATCAATTATATTTTCATACATTGAAACAAACAAAACTTTTCTATATTTTCTTCAATTATACGAAACCCGTTCTCTTCCAAAATTCTTTTCATTTTACTTGCTTCTTTTTCTGGAAGAATATTTCCATGTTCGTCTTGTTCAGACCATCGTTTCGTTGGTTCTATAATATACAATTTACCGCTCGTTTCTAAAATGCGGTATGCCTCTAAAATATATTCCCTGCAATTAGAACCCCACATTGCCAAGGATAAAATACAAATTTCAACAGAATCATCTTCTAATGGTAAATTGGAAATATCACATGATATGATTGTATCTTGTGATGAAACATGATCATAATTTAGAAATTGAAAACGATTATCGTTTTTGTAATGTTCTGCGATGTGTCCTTTTCCACAACCCATATCCACCACTATTTTTTGTCGTTTTGTTTTTATTTTATTCAGTTCTTGAATAATACGGTTTCTTGGAATTTCTTCTTCTGGAAAAGATGTCTCGTTTTCTTCGGATATTTCATGGTATTTATTCCAAAGTTCAGGAGTCTCTTGGAACTCTTTTTGGAGATTGATAGATTTCATTGTTTTGTATTTTTGATGAAGGATTGATATTTCAGTTTTAATTTTTTGTTTTTTTGTTTCTAAAGGTTCTATTTGTGGTTGTTGGCATTTTTCTTTTAGCGTGATGTTATTTTTTTGTAATTTCATTGATTTCTTTTTTAGTAATGTTGCTGGTGGTGGTAGTATTTCTATTTGTTCTTGTTGTTCAGATTGAAAAGATGATATTATTGTTTCTGTTTCGGTTTTTGTGGTTGATGTAGAAAAATATTGTTTGTATTCTTCTAAAAACGCTTCCCACAATTCACGTTTGGTTTCATCTTTCATTGCCTCTTTTTTTTTTTTTTAATTTGTTTGTTGGTGTGAAATCCATTGTCCTAATATTTTTTCTTCTTTATGACCTGTTCTTGGTTTTTTTTTCTTTTCATTAATGAAATCCTTCACTTTTTGAAACGTATCATACCATTTTTCATCCAAATCCATCATATTTTTTTTGTATTTTTTCAAAAACAACGTCCATAAATTATATTTGGTTTTATCTTTTATTGAATTTTT